TGCTTTACGACCGCCCTTTTCCCAACTTACTTCTTCATCACCGTACATTTCATTTTCGTCAACTTCTTTTTCATCAGGCATGTCACCAGCTTTAGCAACGAATTGCTGAGGTGTCATAATCTTGATGCCACTAGGGGCACCTGGCATCTTTGGCTCTGCGCCTTCTAATAATTCTTTAAAGTTCATTTCTTGTTGTTCCTAATAAATTGTTCAGCTAACATTACTAATTCATGTAATTCTTCTACTGATTCGCAATGCCATCTACGTAGACTCTTATTTATATTGCTGTTTGGATCGTGTGCTGTTTTAGCACCAGTACGATGTTTCTTCATACCACGCATTCTAGCGCAGAAGCTAGCACGGCGTTTTGCTGCCTTACTGCCCTTCTTTAACTTACTAGGCTTAGTTGTTACTGCTGTTTGAATCTTGCTGCCAGGATGACTACGGCGATAGCTATTTACACTCTTTTTACTCATGCCACCTACGCGCTTGTGATTGTATTTTGACCAATTCTCACCTTCATCCATATCTTGTTTCACTCTAGAAACTGGAACGATAAGTGATTCGTATTCGCTGATATCAACAATATATGCCGGGGAATCTATACCTTTGCCTGAATCATATCTAACGATTTTGCCTGGCACCATTTTTCCCTTGTGAGGAACTGTAACTTCTGTTCCGGGTGAAAGGATAGCATTCTCACTTTCTGATACACTTTCTGATTTATTACCATAGTTGGCTGCACCTTTTTTGCGACATTGTACTAGCCTACCTGACGCATACGCACTTGGCCATACCTTAGCAGAAGATTTTATCTTGTAATAGCAAGCATCTTTTTTCTCCATGAGTTCAGATTCTGAAACTATTGGTCCACCACAATGTGGGCATTTGTTATGAGATTCAGTTATGATTTCTAATATTTTCATTTACCTTTTCCTTTAGTACTAACATTTATTGCTTTACCTGAACGATTAGCATTAGGATCCTCACGGCGTTTTCTAGCAGCAGCCGATGCTCTTCCTTTTTTACCTAAACTATATGCTTTGCTTTGTGGTAGACATTTGGGTTTTCCTTCTGATTCACTTCCTCTAGCACAGTCTCCGCGGATCTTTCCATCTGGGCCAAATCTCACCCATTTCTCTTTGAACCATTTGTGTAGATTTTCAAGTACTTGGTCTGTTGCTTCTATACTTTCTTTCGGGACACAATTAGGAACTTGTTTGCCACCCTTATTTTTCATACCCACTTGCTTATGTGTACTCCAACATGCTTCATCTAAATTCTCATGGTCACCATGTGTTTGACACATACCGCAATCTGGACATGTCATTTCCATCATTATGCTCTCATTGTGCTTCTTCTTACCTGCACAATGAGCCTTTTGACTAAACCCTTTTGGATGACTGCAATTAATTGAACTCTTATACTTTTGACTCCACTCTTCCGCCACACCTTGTTCCCACACTCGCTCTTGGCCGCGATGCTTGTCCCAGAAGTCAGCACCGGCGTCTGTTTGACTCCAACTACGATGTATCTTGTATCCTTTGCTCTTTACAAAGTCATACATGATCTTGGCAATGCCTTGTCCGCGGAATCTTTCTTCCACATGCAGATCTTGAGGTTCCAATCCGTCATTATCCAGTATCTTGAAATCAACCTGTGCTATTTCTCGCTGTGTTTTTGGAGCAAATGCACGGACCTTGATATAAGGACCATCTTTAACAAAGCTGAATTCCAGTCCATCAAACTGTTCTAAAGTTGTGTTTTTATATTCGTTTAAGGAGCCTTCCGCCACACCTTTTGGCTTCTTGCCAGCTTTCTTCATAGCAATAGCTATAGCTGCTTGCTGTGCAGGACTACCAGCTTCGGATATAAATTCGGTAAATCTCATGTTCTTGTCCGTAAATAGTTGACTTTATTGCGTAAATATGTTACACTATATGTATTATTTATCACTTTGGGCTTTTACCTTGACAAATCAATCTATCAAACGCATCGGTTTTGCTTGCAAATTTAGTGAACTAAACAGCAAGGGTGAAGTCTGTTCGGTCAAAGAACTTAATACAGGTGGTACAACCCGTGCATGGATCAATAGACAATCACGTAGTGCCGCAGAAGAAAAGATCCTTGATGTATCAAAGCAAAACATTCTGCATACACACAATCTAGTTAAAAAGGTAGCAACACTACAGCCTGAACTACGCATGGTTCGTCTTACATCGGATATGTTGCCTTTCTACACGATGGACGGCTGGCAAGACTTTTGGCATGACAAGTCAATGCAAGATAATCTAGCACGATGGTTCGCACCCATTGGTGAAACTGCACGGGCATATGATGTTCGTCTTAGTTTTCACCCTGACCAATTTGTAGTTTTAGCAAGCGACCGTGAAGAAGTAGTAAATAAGAGTATAGAAGAATTTGAATATCACGTTGACATGGCCCGCATGATGGGCTATGGTAAAACATTTCAGGATATCAAAATCAACGTACACATCAGTGGTCGTAAAGGTCCACAGGGCATTCGTGATGTGTATGGACGACTGTCACCCGAAGCCCGTAACACACTTACACTAGAGAATGAGGAATATACACATGGACTACTTGACTGCTTATCACTATCTGACCTCGTACCTACGGTTATGGACATACATCATAATTGGATACGTGAGGGAGAATACATTCAACCTAATGATGCGAATGTACAACGTGTTATTGACAGTTGGCGGGGTGTTCGCCCTACTATGCATTACAGTGTTAGCCGCGAAGATGTACTCGGAGACTTTTCCGTTACTGATCGCCCAGAGTTGGAGCTACTGCTAGCAAATGGACATAGCAAACAGAAACTACGGGCACATAGTGATTACTATTGGAACGATGCTGTGAACGATTGGGCATTGACATTCTGTGATAACTTTGATATCATGTGTGAGTCAAAGGCAAAGAATCTTGCCAGCTTTAAATTATTTGAGAGATATAAACATGGGACTATTTGATAGATTTTTTAACGGGAAAGCAAAAGAAAAAGCACTAATGGCATTAGCCGTAGCTGAAACTCCACCAGCACCTGAGGTAAAGAAACCACGCAAACCACGCAAACCTAAAGAACCTAAGGTAAAGAAGGAAGAACCAGTAACATCAGACAAACAGAAAGCTACTGAGTTAGGTTTACCTTATGTTAATATATTAAAGATGGAATTAGATCCATACGATATTAACACTGGTGCATTTGAACTTGATTGGAATGATAAATTCATTTTAAATCTTATTCGTGCAGGATATAAGATACGTGATGATGATACTGATACAATGATAGTTGATAGGTGGTTTCAGACCGTGGCGCGCAATATAGCACTTGAACTCTATGAACAGCAACAAGCAGATCCAGAAAATCGGTCAATGGCTTCGGATATGAGAATAGTCCGTGCTAAGGACCTTGGAGATGGGAGGACTGAAGTCAGCTAAAAGGTTGACAATAAATGGTTTTGAGTCTATTATACTCTATAACTTAGTAAATATATGTCTGCAATATCATTTAACTTGTTCAAATCTTCATGTGAGGAACGCGGCTATACCGATCGTATATATGAAGACCAAGGCAGTTTAGTATTATACACTAATAACGGCATACGTTGCCTTATCAGAAAAAATAACTATGCTATGGGATTTGGAGCCAATCTTAAAGATGTTAACGACATTCGTGAGCGCCTGCTGAGCCAAGGGTTTATTGAATTGCCCGGTAAACGTAGTCAACGTAAAGATGGTAAGGACTTTGTTAATATCAAGTTTGATGGGGATATCCTTGAAAACTTTTGGATTATCATTAATACTATTGAAAGCATTGAAACAATTGTAAAGAAGGTTCGCGGACAAGCACTTAAGCCGATTCCGCGTGAAGTGTCCGAACGTAATATCTTTGAAAAGATTGCTAAACGATTCCGTTACTTTATTGACAACGAAGATGGGTTTGGTTTAGAGAATGCTCGGGCATTACTTGAAGGTGACAGTATCGATCACTTGATCACCATCGGTGAATCAGTAAAGCGTACAAGAGAAAACACATACCGAGAACATATCGTTCCTTGTATCATGGTTTTCAACCAAACGGTTACAATGACTATGGAAAAACGTAGTGTAACCGAAGTAGCACAGATGATTAAAAACAATTTAGCTATCGTATTGATAACTAACGAAGAAGCTGATTTGCTAGATAACGAATTGGACATGCAAACTAGCATGCCTGAAGGATGGAACTTTGGGGATAGCGTATTTGCACGATTAGATGTTGCAAAAATACAACTTAAATAGTAGTTGACAATAAATTCATTTAGTGATACACTTGTTTCTTTAATTACACTGAGGTTAAATTATGGCCGGGCAACGTATTTTTCGTGACTTAATTACATCTGGGCGACATAAAGGTAGGCCCAAGTGTGTAGTTGAAGGGTGTAAAAGTCCCGGGCAAGATATAGGTACTATTAGGAAAGATGGTAGTAAAATTTATAGAAAGAAATGTTGTTCGCACCATTTTTCTCAATATGGTATGGGTGATTTTATATATAAAAAACACCGTGTGGATTTTTGCGAGAATATTGACGGTAGATTAGGATTTAAATGTACCAGTACAATTTTTGATATGTGTCAATTAGATACAGATCATATCAATAATAATCATAATGATAATAGAAAATGTAACCTACAAACTCTTTGCAGAACTTGCCATCCTTTAAAAGGAAAGTGGTATGGTCATATTAGAAGTTTGTCATATTTGAAGAAAATTTTTAGTAAAAATAGAGCATTGCCTGATTTGGGTACTCTACCCAAGCTAGATTGACGCAAACTAAATAGTAGCATATAATACAAACATGAAATACGCACTAATTGATACCGCAAATACATTCTTTCGTGCCCGTCACATTGCATCACGCAATAGTACAGTGGACGAGAAGATCGGAATGGCAATACATCTTACTATGGCTAGTACTAATCAGATAGTCCGTAAGTTTGGCATCGACCACGTGGTGTTCTGCTTAGAAGGTAAATCGTGGAGGAAGTCGTATTACACTCCGTACAAGAAAAATAGGGTAGTAGATACAATGTCTCAGACAGAGGCTGAAGTAGAAGAAAACAAAATGTTTTGGGAAACATACGAAGCCTTCACAACCTATCTGAAAGAAAAGACAAACTGTAGTGTCCTTCGTGACCCTAAGGCTGAGGCTGATGACTTGATTGCACGTTTCATTCACTTGCATCCCAATGACGAACATTTCATAATTAGTTCGGACACGGACTACGTTCAATTAATTACCGATAAAGTAAAACAGTATAATGGCGTCAGTGGTGAACTAATCACACTTGAAGGTTATTTCAATGACAAGGGTAAGCAGGTCCTAGACAAGGAAAAGAATCCTAAACTACTTGAGGATCCACAGTATTTGCTTTTTAAGAAATGTATGCGTGGTGACGCAACCGACAACGTATTTTCGGCCTACCCGGGAGTGCGTGAAAAAGGCACACAAAAGAAAGCAGGATTGATTGAGGCTTATGCTGACCGTAATAAGCAAGGCTTTGATTGGAACAATATGATGTTGCAACGGTGGACCGATCACGAAGGTGTTGAGGTCCGTGTGCGTGACGCATATGAACGTAATCGGGTATTGATTGACTTGACAGCACAGCCAGATGATGTTAAACTATCAGTAGATACAAACATCCGTGAGGGTGTGCGTACAACAACTATTCCTCAAGTTGGAATTCACTTGATGAAGTTTTGTGGTAAGTATGAATTGAACAAAATTGCAGAGAATGCAGAAACTTATGCAAAATGGCTTAACAGCCCTTATGTAGGGGTACTAGCATGAAATATATTTTGATTACATGTTGCTTACTATTGCACGGTTGTGCAGTAGTAGCAGTTGCTGACGCAGGTGTTACTGTGGTAGCGACAGGAGTGAAAGTTACAGCGAAGGCAGTGGGTGCGGTTGCAGATGCAATTATACCCGGGAAGAAATGATTGAGAAAAGAATTCAGGAACATAAGAAAGCGGCCGAGCAGTATGTAAAGGATAATTTTCCTAAATTAAAACCTACCTATAAAAGTTACCAAACTAAGGTCGATAATAAGTTTGCACAGTTGATTATTAATGATTGTTGTACTATAATTACACAGGCTTCTACATTTAGTACGTTACCAACACAGTATATAAAATCTATTAGAGAAATGTTTGACTTTGAAGATGAAAACAACTTATAAACACACCGTGCCAAGATTTCGTATTAAATCAATACGATTCGGTGAGCCAGGCTTCATTATGAATGATGAAAATGGTTTCAGTATTATACCCAGAGGTAGTTTAGAAATCAGTAGAGAATGTCCTGAAAATTATAGAAAGATTTTACTTGAATGTATTAATAAATGCTGGTTAATACCAGTCGTGCATATGAAAGAGTCTGAATGGATATGGGATAAACTAGGTGAATAATATGAATAATAGAGTAAGGGAACTAATCAAACTACACGGAAGTGATTCTAGTGGTAAGTGGGTAGCGGTAGATAAAGTAGAATTGATTGCTGAGGTGATAGTGCGGGAATGTGCTGATATTGCTGATAAAGCAGAACCATACAAGTCCAACGATTTGATTAGAAAACATTTCGGAGTTGAAGAATGATATTTGATTTTTTTAATAAAGATAAATCTAACGGCAATGTGCTTCCATTTCCTGGTACTTATGTTGAACCAGTTAAACCAGTGAAAGAACCTGAACCCAAAACATTATATTCATTTGGTGTTACTGACGATAACCGCTTGACATTTACAATGGGATATACTACACTTACAATGAATGAAGTTGGTGTACAACAGTTAATCGACCAACTAGAATTTTTTAAAAATCAACTAAAGGATGAAGAATGAAACTAAAAATTTGCGGAATCACATACGAAGTATTGTATAAGACACCTGAGGAAATGCAAGGTAATATTGGTCTTGCACTATTCAATAGTCAGGAGATTTGGATTAACGATACTTTCACTGAGCAGACTAAAAAGATTGCATTGTGGCATGAAGTGTTACATATTCTAGACCATGCATACAATCTAAAGATGACAGAAGAACAAGTTAAGTTTCAAACACATGCATTGATTGCATTAGTAGAAGATAACCCAGAGGTATTTAATGGCACAACATAGTAATTACTGGAGTTGCACCCCTTTCGCTGATTGGGTTCGTGGAACTCGCAAACTCAAATCAGGTACCAGTGAAGAATGGAGTGATTGGCAAGATAAAGCTAAGGGGTATAACCCTGTTCGTTTTTGGATTGCCGAAGAAGGTCTTGATAAACTACAAGATTTTGTAACTTATCCTATTAGAAAGATTTATGATGTCAAGTATTACATTAATAATCGTTATGTTACTCGCACTCATGCTCTTACCGCCCATCCTCGTGATATTAAGCCTGGGGATTGGTGTGATGTTGGCAGTCGCTTTCTGCCTTGCTTATTCAATGAGTTGGTTGATTTTGTTGAAGTAGAACAAGCCTGGAGCCACATTGCGTGGGGAAATAAAGAAGATCGTGCTAAGTATGATGCTCCCTTTTATGCTAGTGGTTGGTGGCGTTGGCGCACTTGGCGTTGCAGTCAAGCAGGTCTCGACCATCTTGACTGGGCAATGAATCTTACTGATGTTGAATGGTTGGATGAAGATAAAAAGCATTTAGCAAAACCAACTAATCAAGCATTAACTGCCAAAGAGATTAAAGAACTTTATACATGGTGGACTGTTACATATCGCAATCGTCCTGACCCATATGAAGCAAGTGGTTGGAGTGACTACTGTGACAGTTTGCGTGGTAAGTTTGGTGATAATTGGATTGGTAGAAGTTCAAAAGAACCTAGTGATGTTGCATTGCGTGAAAAGGCACATAAGTTGTTAGATGAGATTGAAAAAGCCTACGAAAAAGAAGATGAAGAAATGATGATTCGTTTGATTAAAATTCGTGATAGTTTGTGGACATAATATGGAAAAGATTTACTACGAAAAAGTCGGACGCAGGTATGTACCTGTGAGCGTATACGACAGCGATTTGCTAGATAGTTTTCCAAAAGGTAGTCATCTGGTGATATGCTATCCGGGCGGGCAGAGTCGTAGATACAATATCGATCCTGACTATGCTGCACTGATTGCGGCTGCTCGGGTAGCCGAAGGTGCTATGATGCAAGCCATGCAAAAGGCTAGTGAATTGCAACCAAAGCAAACTCCTATCACTGAAGGACAGCGTAAGGCTTGGAAGAAACTGGCCCGAGAGTTTGGTGATGATATTGCCACACTAAGTGGTGCCAGTTCATACGACATTGCTCAAGCAGGACTAAAGGCTTTGGAAGGTGAAGCTACCCGACTATTGACTAATCCTGCTGTCAAAAAAGCCTATGATCATTTTTTACTTGTCGCTGAACTGACTAAGTAATATCCAAAACAATAGACAACTATTGTATTTTCTGTTATACTGTATTTTTAACAAAGGACTTTTATGTTTACAATTCTCGTAGGTGTTATCGTAGGTTTGCTGGTAGCAGGTGCTATTAGTTTTATGTCAGAATTCAAAAAGATTGCGTTGGGCGTACTCACAGGTCTAGCCATTATTCTCATATCAATTGGAGTTTCAGCATTTACTGTGATCAGTGCAGGACACACTGGTGTACAGGTTACACTTGGTGAAGTCAATCCCATGCCCTTGACTGAAGGTGTTCACTTTGTGAATCCAATCAGTTCAATCAAGGATGTTGATGTTCGTCTACAGAAGGCAGAACTAAAAGGTGCCAATGCAGGTACCAAAGACCTGCAGGTGGTGCATACTGATATCGTAGTGAACTATCGTCTAGACCCACTCAAAGTACCACACATCTATAAAGAGTATGGACTTAATGTAGATGAAAAGGTTCTTGGCCCTGGCATCAATGAGGCGTTTAAGAGTGTGACAGGTCACTATACAAGTGAAGAATTGGTTACTAAGCGTGATTTGGTTAGTCAAGAGATATTGCAACACTTGATTACTAAGATGGCTCCGTTCAATATTGCTGTAAGTAATATCAGCTTGGTAAACTTTGGATTTAGTCAAGCATATCAACAAGCAATTGAAGATAAAGTTATTTCTGCACAGAAAACTGCTAAGGCACAGCAAGACCTGGAGCGTATCAAAGTTGAAGCAAACAGTCGTATCGCACAGGCAGATGGTGAAGCTAAAGCTATTGCGATTCAAGCGGCTGCTATTCAATCTAACGGTGGTGCAAACTATGTGCAACTGCAATGGATCGAAAAGTGGGACGGTAAGCTGCCTACTACTGTGTTGGGTGGTGATTCAAAGACCTTGATGAACATCAGTAAGTAAAGGATTGACTGTGCGTAAGTATATCACTAACAAATTCAATAGTGTATTTCTTCCTTACGAAGAAGGTATGATTGAATGGCTTAATGAAAATTACCCGCACAGTCAATATCGCATAGTGGAGGTAGCATGAACGAACGAATCAAAGAACTCGCCCTAGAGGCTAAACTTGGTCCAGCACTACTGCTACATCACTGGGGTAAGATTGATGCCCTGACAGATTCGGAACAAGAAGATTTAGAGAAAATTAAAAAGTTCGCCGAGTTGATTGTTAGGGAATGTATTGAGATAGTTGAATACAAAGGTCGCAAGGTTGGGACAAAACATCCGGTTGGGTTCAATCTCATGGATGCTACATGGGATATAAAAGAACATTTCGGAGTTGAAGAATGATTCCAGGATATAAAAAACTATTTTATATTCTTATAGCACCGTTTATCATTGGTGTTTGGTGTGTTATGAATCCACGTAAAGTATGGGGACAGGCTAAGAAAGATTTCGGAGTTGAAGAATGAGTTATAGTGATTTAATATCAGACGGCGGAATGGATCCGCGTGAGCGAGAACTTATTGGGTATATCGAACATGAAGCAGGGTTCAAACCTTTGTATGCGCCACCAAAAGGTAGTATAGTCACACATGCGTTTATACAATGTAAGTATTGTAACTGTCCCATCTATCATTGCATGGGACCAAAGTATGACGCGGTATGCATAACTTGTTATAAGAAAGACCCAGATGAACGAACGAATTAAACAACTTGCTGAACAGGCTGAAATTTTGATTACTGAAGTAGGAGCATTTCATAATACTCCGCAAGGTGCTTATCAATTAAAAGAACAGCATATGAAAAAGTTCGCCCGGTTGATTGTTCAGGAATGTATCACTATTGTGGACGAGCAGAAAGAATGCTTACACGAAGAACAGAAATATTGGCATGACCGAGACTATGGATATGCGTCGGCAGTGGACGATGCCAGCAAGGGTATCAAACAATTTTTCGGAGTTGAAGAATGAAACTATCGGTTGTGGTTGAGCAAGATGGAAAAAGTAAAACAATCTGTACTTGGGAACACGAACATTGTGTTCTAAC